TCTCAACAAATTCTGAAAAAGAATCAACTGTTACGGGCCGTAAACCGGGGCCTTTTGGGGCACGTCCGATTACTACCGGGCCCAGACCAGCTGGAGACGCTGGTACCTGCGAATTGTCAATTTCGTTAACAAAAACGCCAGGGGATACAAATCTAAACTTCTTAACCGCCATTCTTGATGTTCTCCTACTGCATTAATTAAGTGATTAACTTAAGTTATTTTCATTATTAAATAGTATAGGGGCGCCCCAACAGTCTTATTCTCTATAAAAACCTCTACTATCGATATTTTCTGGTATATCTCCCACCACTACGTGCTCTCTGGCAAAGCGAAATTCTACGGCATTTTGACGCTTTACTATCTTCGGACGTTCTTGGTTGGGCCCGTCGCCGATCAAATATCCTAAAACATTTGCTGTAATTACTGTCTCATAATTTCTTTGAGTCATGTCTAAGTTGCTAGTATTGCTATTATTTGCATAGTTTCCTTCAAGGAACACTTCAAATTTGTGATTATCTCTCTCGATTCGAGGAGGCATTGTGCTGTTCCCTGCGATAGTCACCCACGGCTGGATAAGGTCGTTCATTTGCTGCTGGTATTCGGTGCGCAAACTAATTTCATATCCAACGGTCACCCAGGTGGGAAGAGGTATAGTTATCGTTTCATATACATTTTTTCCAGCTACCATATTTCTTTTATTGGTGGCATGCATAGAGGAACGCACGTTGCCCGGGCCAAATCTACGATCCGCCAAGTTGTTTTGAAACTCGGAAGTTTTCTTCTGATTAAGACGTCGAGCTACCGTAATAGTGCCCCCTTTGGAATCGTTAATTGGCATTACATTAGCCCACGGAAGTCCTCTCTTATTTGGCTCTTTGATAACCGATTTTCTCTCAATAGTAATAAGAGGAAGTATTAATGTTTCTTCTGAATCCCTTACATCTTTGTTATTTTTAATTTGAAAAGCTCTTTCGGCGGAGGCCCAAATAATGGGCACTTTCTCAAAACCTTCGTTAGTGGTGGTAAATAAATTTAATTTTTCGTTAACAAAATCATATAAAGCATAATCAATAGTTTCTAATGTAGAAGGCATCATCACCACTTCTTGTACCTTGCCTTCAGTGGCATTATCATCCATATACGCAAATCGAATGGGGAACTTGTTCTGTAACTCTTTTTGATTCTTTTTAACTGTCATCGTTTATACCTCGAAATGTTCCTCTGCGTGCACGGACACAATCTGCACTTATCTGAAATTTATGTTCTACCTGACCGAAATAATATTTAGTATCATTATAGGTTTTGGCTATTTCGTATAGCTTATCGCCGTATTGAACAAAGTCGCCAGGGCGAACATAAAGATTTTGATCTTCTGTTAATCTTTTGCGATGAAAATGAATCGTTAATTTGCTTTGATATTCATAGCTGTATTTATCGTTTGTTTGCTCGTTCTCAACAACTACATAAGCATATACTCGGACTGGCGGTAAAAAGGTTTTATCCAATGCCTCCCCGTATAACGAATGAAAATTAGTTCTATCAACGTCAATAGGGTAATATATAACAGTTTGCCCAATAACGCGCTCAGCTAGCTCGTCATTAACCTGCTTGACCAAATCACGCTCCTTCTTCCCAAAAAACATGGGAGGAGGAGGGGCCGCAGGTTGATCCCATTTGTTGTTCGTGTTTCCCATCTATCTACCCTACGTAGATGCCGGCCGGTATATCGGCCAAAACTTTTTCAGCATTATCTCCGATTGTTGCATCGACCTCGGCAAGTTTAGAGTACGTAAGTTCGTCAAATGTTGTCTTAAGCTCTTCTCGCAAAGCATCTTGCTCCGCTTTCGCTTGGGCTAACAATTCAGAAGCATTCAAGGTGACCGATTCTCCTGGAATAGGAATAGAAGCAAACTTCCCACGTATCTGTCCTAGCATTTCTTTTGCCAAGGCCAGAGCAAAGCGGCGGATCCACTGCTTTCCTATGGAATTAATACTATTATAGGCTATATTTTGAAACGGTAACGTATTCATATTATTGACGCCCTTGACTCCTGAAAGCCTATCTCCAGCAGAATCGTCCCAAGGGTCCGTCTCTACAGTAAATTGAAACCAAAACTTTGCTGGACTGTTAGATCCGGGAGTAGGGTGTATACGAAGCATATTATTCTTTATCTCATACGACCAATGAGATACCCTAGTATTTAAGGCATCCTCGTAAGCCATTGATTGAAGTTTGTTCTGCCAAACAGGTACAATATCGAATGTGGAATCGTCTGCATACTGTCCGTAAGTTCTTAAGTTTCCAACTACACTGAATCCTCCGTAATAACCATAAAAGCGCCACATGGCTTGAGGTGTTTTATAATAAAGTCTCCGAATTGTAATTCTTTTATTACCGACTTTGCCATAATACGGAACAGTCGAATCGGTTGCCGCTGACTCAGAAATAATAGTCTGTAAATCATAATCTGATTGACTATTAACTTTGGTTACAGATCCTGAATAAATATATTCGGTGCCCCCAACATTAGAATCGGTAGCAACGCGTTCTCCAACTCGCCTTATATAGCCGTAATCATACTTTGGATATCTTAGTTCTATTTTTGAACCCGAAAGAGAGTGGCCGCTTGTAATTTGCCCATCCTGATTAAAGGAGGCAGTAGAGTGACCCAAAAAGCTTGAGAGCGAATTCTTCGACTGATGCACGTTAACAATGTATGAATATTCCAAGCAGGCCTCTTCATAGGCTGCATATATATTTCCAGCCGTTAACTCAATATCTAATATATCACCGCCTAATTTTTTATAAGTGTATGCTACCTGATCAGCTGCGCCGGCGTGAAATGCCGTCGTTTCATAAATGCCAAAAGGGAGTGCCGCGGCAACATCACCGGACGTTCCCGTGACCGGTAAAATATTAGAATTCGTAGTAGAAGCTGGATTTAATTTTGGAAGAGCCATTTATTAGTCCTCAAGGTTAACTAGTGATACTGTTATAAATAGAAAGCCCCGCCTCAAAAGAGACGGGGCTTTAACTATTTTGACCTTACGTCAGTTATAATTAAACTAGATCACGAATGACAACTAGTCCATACATATCTGGACGCACCATCTTCTTGGCATATCGGGTCATGACGCCCTTACGGGGTACAAAGTCCTCAACGCCGAAGATTGTAGGCGTGGTCTGCAGCGGCACATAGGGAGCGTATACATAACCACTCTCTAGGAAACTACCGCCTCTACGGCCCACCAGCACGAGGCTGCGCGGGAAGTAGGGATCGACATAAACATCCCATTTCTTAGAAACGGAACCAACCTTAACGGTGCCAATCGTGCCCTTATCACTGTCAGCAGTGACATTGGCGCGGAAGCCAGCCGTGAACTCAAGGATGTTGGCAACTTCAGGTCCGCAGACGACGAAGTTAGCAGCACCGCGTAGAGTCTTACGGTGGATCTGAGCAGAGACATCATTGATGGTCTCAATAAGCGTCTCATACCACTCGCTCACGTTACCGGTGAAGTCGGGAGTAGCCGTGGTGGCACCAACCTCCTTACCAGTTTCGCGATCAAGGAATCGACCTGCAGCACGTGACCAGTAACGAACACCAGCCTTCGAACCGCGAATTAAGTCCTCGATGATCTCGCGATCAATTTCAAGAGCGATCTGCTCAGATAGAATCTGAGTAAGCTCGACCTCGGCATCAAGGTTGTGGTAGGCGTTAAGATCCTGTCCTAACTCCGGGGTCCACTTAGCCTTGAGCTTCTTGGTAACTGCCGTAACAGCCACACTGTCGACCTTAATATCGATCTCAGGAATGTTTGGACTACCTTCCAGTCCCCATTCACTATCACCCTTTAGAGAGCCTAGACCCGTACCGACGTCAAAGTCGTCTGTCTCGGGCCACGACCACGTGTTGTTTGCGAGTATACTGCCGGTCATCAACTTCATAGCCGGAAGAGAGTCGCTACCATCACGACTAACAAAAGTCATTAGAAGTGATGTTGAAGCACGGTCACCGATCGGACCTCCCTTGGATGCGGAGCCAAACATGGTAAGCCGTCGAACGAGACGGATGCCAGCAGTTGGCCAGTCGCCACTTCCGGAAGAATTAAGAATACCGGGACCACCTAGAACACTCCCGCCGACGGGGCCCTTACCACCAGAAACCTGGATAGCAACAAGATCATCTGCATTTAGAGCAGCACCTTCTGCAGTAAAGAGACTTGCAGAAACCTGACACACAATAACTTGGCTCGAGCCAGAAAGGAAATCCGGATCGTATTGAGTAAGTGCTCCTAAAGTGTGGGCACTACTGCCGGCAACAACAGAAACATTACGACTACCAGTCGTGTCTGTTTGACCAGCGGTACCGGAAGCAATTACAGTAAAGTTGACTCCGGCAAGAGTAGAAGAAGCCGTAGGCGACGCAAAACCATTATTTAGGGCATACGGGCCGGCTTCGGGATTATTACCCGTGGCCAAATCCACACCGCCAGTAATCTGTGATCCAACAACGCCACCACCAAAGAGTGACTGGTTAACATCATTACCTAGACGATACTTCTCATTAGCAGAAGCACCACCAGAATCGGGTGAATAAAGGAAATCAAGGAAGAAGATCAGGCCAGAAGGCAAGCTCATGGGCTGAACACTTACAAGATCGTTGGCAATTAGATTGCCGAATACTCGGCGAACGAGGGGGAACGCGACGGCAGCAAAGCCCTCAACGTCTCCAGCAGCCATGCTGGAGGCCTCACGAAGTAGCTCTCTTGCTTGGTTTTCAAGCAACGAGGCCATTCCGTTACGAAGATGATCATTATCTAGACCCTCTAGAAGACCAGTCTTTTCCCACTTAGAGATTAGAGCTTCGCCTTCTCGAGAAAGATCTCGATTAATAATACCTTCGGTTAACTTTTGAACAATAGACATTTTTTATATTACCTCCTAAAATTTTATTGTTTTAAACCTGCCAAACGTAACATTCGATCCATATTTGGATCAACAGTAGTAGAAGCATTTCTACCTCTATTTGAGTCTATACTAGAACCTAAAAGCATAGAAGTGGTTGGTTTACTAACAGCTTCGCGAAGTGATTCAATACGGCGAGTCGTGTGACCGCCCACTGCGCCTTGAAGTGATTCAAACAACATCTTCGTTTCTTCTACCGAACTGGCGTTACGAACAGCTTCGACAATTTTCTCTTTTTGTCGCTCATTCAAGGAGGTGCTATTCAAAGCCTTATTTTGATAAAGAAGTTTGGCGTTTTCTAATATCAAGATATTTAATTGATCCTTTGCTTCTCCAAGCAAGGACCTTAAACCGCCGACCTCGTTTTGCAAGTCAACAATTTGTGATTCATAAAGTTTTAGATAATTTTCTTTTTCATCGGTTACCTCATCCGATTGGGCCTCAGCGGCCGCGTTTTCAGCAGCGGCTTCTTCAGCTTGCTCCTTGGACTTCGGCCAGATAGATCCCTGCAGCCGAGAGGCAACGTCCACCGTCAACTCTTCCGCTATGGCATCGATAAGCTCATCAGAGATCTCAACATCTTCTTCTAGTGGCGCAGCCTCCGGAGCTTCCGGGACTTCCGCTCCTGGCTCGCCACCTAGGGGGGGAGCTTCTTCTTCCCCGCCAAAAATTTCTTCGGCCGTCTCCTCGGAACTCATTAGTTCTGAGGCATCGGGTCCTAGACCCTCTTCCTCTTCGGCATGGAGCCGAGCCTTCAAATCGTCAAAATCAATCTCGATCATCTCTTCATCCTCGGGGCCTTCGATGTCGGGATTTTCATGAGCCAACGGCACATCATCAGCAAAAGAGGCGTCTTGAGCGGGAGGTACATCTTCTCCTAAGCCCATGCCTAGATCCTGTTCTAAGCCCATATCTAGATCCTGTTCTAGAAGAGTGCCGAGAGCGTTTTTAACTTCCCCCGAATACTTCTCTAATACGGCATTCTCGGCGTTTTTTAGCGCGGCCTCTTTTAGGGCTGCGGCGTCGACGATAGCCTGTTCTAACAATGAAGACATTAAATCACTCCCATTCCTGATAATTTATCAACTTAATTAGTATTGAGAATACTAAAAAGACTGTAAAGACAATATTTTATACCTCACGGAGGGCCACACAAAAAAAGAAACCTACACAGCTTCCCCATTACGATGCAAAACCGGCCGCTTCATAGATAGCCTGGAGAGCATCTTCCTCTATGTCGCCAGTGAATATGGCGAACGCAGCCCATCTACAGTCTGCTGGTATTGTGCCGCTGCTTCCATAGCCAAAGCGAAGGCCGTCCTGAAGCGAGGCGAAGCTTCCCTGGTCTACGTCCCATTTGTTCTGGTCGGTACCCCAATCAGAGCCAATCTCCTGTATATAGCTGTAGTGGTGATGCTCGTCGCCGAGGTACCTCTCATGGTGCCAACCCCAGAACATCCACTGACCACACAGACCAGCGCCCGTGCCGGCTCCAGATGAGCCGTGGCTAGCAACCAACTGTGGGCTTGTCCCGCCCTCGGCGCGGCTCGCGTGCATATAGTCACCATAACTGCCAAGCATTAGCGTTTTTGCTGAGCCAGCCCCAGCGGTGTCTATACCTGTGTAGGCAACAACCTCGTGGTCATTGCCCCAATGGCTAGGCATGTAGTAGATAACAAAGCCGCTGCTTAGGTCTGTCTCTGCTGATATGGGAGTTATGGCGCTGTCCAGAGCCCCGAAGTTTGTAGTTCCCATGTCTGTAGCATCGTTGCTTACATACTTCGTTAAAGTCGATGAGTGGCCGCCAGGAGCACTGCTATCGTCAATCTGCCAATTTCCCCTAGAGCCAACAATACCCTTGATGTCTGGCCTTCCGTTTCCGGATATGTCCGTCATGATCACCGCTCCGGAATCGAAATCTCCAGTATTAACTTCTTGGCAAGTCCATAATCCGAACAACTTCCCGGTGTCCTGGCACGCAACTACGAAGGCGTCACCGCCTCCTCCTGCGATGCCCAATACATTTTTAATACTTTCGCCCGCAACTACTTGAATCGTCTTAATCGACCGGCCGGGAACCGTATTAAGGGTTTTGATTGACGCTTCGGACATTGTTACTCTTCACCTTGGATTTCAACATAAGTTGCACTTGGATTAAAGTAAATTACGTTTGCCGTGTTCGTACCGTAGCCAACAACGCGCACGTACGCATCTCCATCATACGGTGCGGCGGCGCTTAAAAGTCCTTTCTCGGTGCCGGCGCCGTCTGGAGCACTGGAACTGCAAATATAAATGGGACCCCCGGGAACAAAGTCCCCGGAAAAATAAGCTACAGCGTCAAAATAACCTCTTATAAGCATTCCGTTTGTAGATGGAACGCCGGTGCCCAAAGAGATGCCCAATAATTGATTATGACCACTGCCGGTAACGTTCGCAGATGCCGAAACCCAACGGCCCGAAGTATTAAGGCAATACAATGCGCCGGTGCGTGTCTCGCCCGTGCCGAAATATACTACTTCACCGCCGCCCTCGTTGTTCGTAAGGCCGGTCGGATCGTGATGTATATCCAAAGCAACCTTTGGGGCAGTCGCGGCGATGCCGACTCTTCCGTCTTCATCAATAACCATTTTCGTAGTAGCAGCTTCACTCTTCCCGGTCTGAAAGACTAAAGCAGTTGAATTAACACTATCTGAAAACGTATCTTGTGCTATTGCTGCAATAGATGCTCCAATTTCATCTGAATCTAGTCCAGTATCAAGGGGTGCATAGAAGTTAATACGTCCTAAGACATCACCATTTACAACCGTGGGTTCTTTTGTTCCAAGCGTTAATACGGCGCCAACTGTAGTGAGGCCGGCCTCTATTTCGAGGGCATGGGAGAGCGTGCCAACACTTGTTAATGAAGAAGCAAGAACAGTAGAGCCTAAAGTCGTCTTATTAAGAACCTCTGATGCGTCAATGTCGATTGCCGTCGCTAGAGTCAGGTCGCCAGAACCAGAAAGGTTGCCCTTTGACGAAATCGATCCCGTAGCCGCGATGGTAGAACCAAATTGAGCAGCGCCGACAAGTTTCGTAGTGCCGGAGCCCGAAAGAGCCCCAGTAGTTGTGATGGCACCAACACCCAAAGACGTCAATGTGCCAACACTTGTTAATGAAGAAGCAAGAACAGTAGAGCCTAAAGTCGTCTTATTAAGAACAGTTGACTCGGAAATATCAATACCGCCACCGGTGGCTAGTTGAATTTCACCAGAACCAGAAAGGTTGCCCTTTGACGAAATCGATCCCGTAGCCGCGATGGTAGAACCAAATTGAGCAGCGCCGACAAGTTTCGTAGTGCCGGAGCCCGAAAGAGCCCCAGTAGTTGTGATGGCAC